TAAGAGAATTTCGGAGGCAGCGCTAATAGCGGTAACGGCAGCAGTACTTACTATGTATGGGACACAAGCCAGCCTTACTGAGAGATTGTCAGCACTGTCACATGATATCCAAGAAGTCAAGAATAGCCAGAAGCAAATCATACGTGATCTATATATACCTAGAGTAACATCAAGAGATAGTAGAGAACTACGATGAAGAACGGACTAACACCACGGATGAAACGATTCTGTGAGTTTTACGTAGCCAACGGTGGCAATGGTACGGCAGCAGCTAAAGAAGCAGGATACAAGCCAGATAATGCTGTTGCTATAGCAGGCGAGAACTTAACAAAACCTGCGATACAACGATACATAGCAGAACTCAATGAGCCAGGACAAAATGCACGTATTGCATCAGCACAAGAGCGCCAGGAATTCTGGACATCAGTAGTGCGTGGTGAAGAAGCAAGTCGTACAGATCACGAAGGATTACCAGAGTTAGACATGAAAGACAGATTGAAGGCGTCAGAATTACTAGGACGTAGCCAACTGGACTTTGTAGAGAAGCGCATTATAGATGTAAGTATTAACGTAGCTGATCAATTAACAGCGTTAAAGCAGGCTGCAGTAGATGCCACATCAGATTGAAGCATTCCTCATAGAGACAGCGCATAAGTTCAGACATGACCCCTTAGCCTTCGTTAAGTTTGCCTGGGAAGCGAAACCTCATGAGTGGCAAGAAGACCTATTGAGAGATATAGGCGATAAATTAAAGGCTGGAGAGATAGATCAACATGCAGCTATACTCCAAGCTATAGCGAGTGGACACGGCATAGGTAAGAGTTGTTTAGTATCCTGGTTAGTATTGTGGGCGTTAACTACTGAAGTGGACACCAAGGGTGTGGTAACAGCCAATACAGAGAACCAGCTGAAGACAAAGACCTGGGCAGAGATTGGTAAATGGTACAACTCGTTCAAGTATAAACACTGGTTTAAGTTTACTGCAACAGCTATCTTTAGTGTTGATACCAGTCATGAGAGAACCTGGAGGGTCGATATGATCCCCTGGAGTGAAAGAAATACAGAAGCGTTCGCCGGGCTACACAATGCTGGTAAGCGTATTTTAGTGGTCTTTGATGAAGCATCTGCTATCCCGGACAACATATGGGAAGTTACAGAGGGTGCCTTGACAGATGAAGACACGGAAATAATATGGTTAGCGTTCGGAAACCCGACAAGGAACACAGGGCGCCTGCGTGAATGTTTTGGAAAGCTAAAGCATCGATGGTCTCACCGTAAGGTAGACTCACGCACAGTACCGGGTACTAACAAGACTCAGATCGCCCAGTGGGTTGAAGACTATGGCGAAGACTCAGACTTTATACGTGTTCGTGTTAAGGGTGAATTCCCTAGAGCGGGTACAAGACAGTTCATATCAGGGGACATAGTAGACGAGGCAGTAAAGCGCACCGTTGAAGTCCCATTTGGAACACCCAAGATCCTAAGCGTTGACGTAGCACGTTTCGGAGATGACCAGAGTGTCGTGGCAATGCGTCACGGTAGAAAGCTAGAAACACTCATAAAGTTCAGAGGGTTAGATACAATGCAACTCTCTAGTGAAATATCGGCACTAATCACCAGTTCCAGGCCTGATGCGGTTTTCGTTGATGGCGTTGGTGTAGGTGGTGGTGTAGTTGATAGGTTAAGACAGATGGGTCACATGGTAATAGATGTGAATGCAGGTAGAGCACCAGATACAGAGAATAAAGATACGCACGTTAATAAGCGTGTAGAAATGTGGGATAGAATGAAGAAATGGCTAGATGGAGCTGACATACCTGATGACCAGGATCTCAAGGATGAACTAATAGGGATTGAATACGGCTATGACAATAGAATGCGTCTACAGCTGGAGAAGAAATCAGACATGAAGAAGAGGGGACTATCGAGTCCTGATTGTGCGGACGCGGTATCGTTGGGCTTTTATGTTCACGTAGTGCCCCAGCAAGATGAACAGAACATGGAACCGGAGATATATTATGACAGTTAAGCCACGTAACCCAGATAAAGTACGCTCATTTAAAGACGAAGTGTCGATAGCGGATAAAGGACAGCGCAAGGAGAAGGAGTCTGGCTATGAGTTCAGTTGCCGTATCTTCGAGGATAAAGTAAGTAAAGAAGGTTACGACGAAGATTAACCCACCGGTGGGAGATGTTAACTAACCCTTTGATTGATAAGATAAATATATAGACAGGAATAAACGAATATGTGGGCAATGGTAATAGTATTAGTATCAGCAACAAGTTTCGCCACGGTTGCGAATCAAGTAACGGTATCAGATCAGTTCGCTAGCTTAGAATTATGTAGATCTGGTGCTAAACATTTCCGTGACGTTGTAGCTATTAATGATGTAACTGCTCACATAACTTGCATTCAGGTAAAATAAATATGAGTATACAAGAAGAACTAGCAAGCCAAGCAATAGCAAGAAGTGTATCGGAAGTGCTAGATAAGCATTATCCCGGTCATGCATGGGCAGTACAAGCGGATGTGATGCAAGGTATTGTTAAAGTGCATAACCTTAAATTGTCAGGGGAATGGGGATTCATGCTGATGATGGATGACTTAATGAATGACCCCACAGAACGTCCGGTTGTTAATGCAGGCGGTGAACTCCTGGAGCGATTCAAGCTTAGTCGTGGCAGGGCTCAAGAAGATGAAATCGAGAACCTACAGAGAGATATGCGAGGAGACGCACTACATGGCACTTAATGACAAAGAATTCTTAGACCTGGCAAGGGACGCGTATACAACAAGCGAAACCTATGTTGACTCATTTATGCGTAAGCAATGGGAAGACGGATTAAAACAATGGCAAGGTAAACACGCAACAGGCTCCAAGTATCTAGCAGAAGGATACCGTGGACGCTCACATTTATTTAGACCACGCACTAGAGCAGTAATACGTAAGAATGAGGCAGCAGCAGCAGCAGCGTTCTTTTCAACGTCAGACGTAGTCAATATATCACCTCAAGATGACTCAAACCCATTAGACAAGCTTACGGCTGAAATAATGGACAGCTTAGTCAACTACAGATTAAATAATACTATTCCTTGGTTCATGATCCTGAACGGTGCTTATCAGAGTGCCCAGGTAATGGGTCAGGTGTGTAGTTACCAGTCGTGGAAGTACGAGAATGGCAAGGATGAGCCATGCATTGACCTACGACCAATAGAGAACATACGAATAGATCCAGCTTCAGATTGGCTAGATCCTGTGAATTCAAGCCCTTATATCATCGATTTAATCCCTATGTACGTAGGCGACATCGAAACAAAGATGAGAGTGCCTGATGAGAAGACAGGGGAACCAGAGTGGATAGATACAGATGAAAAGACATTATTAAGTGCTACCAATGAATATTGGGATAGTACACGCATGCAAAGGGAAGATAGAGGAGATAGTAAGTCTAATCTATATACTACAAACAACAAGTTTGCCACAGCATGGGTCAGACGTAACATTATTAAAGTAGACGGTCAAGACTGGGTATTCTATACTCTGGGCAGTGAGCATTTACTAAGTAAGCCAAAGAAGCTAGAAGAAGTATACCATACAGGCGAGAGACCATATGTGATAGGTTCATGTATATTAGAGTCCAATAGATCAATGCCTTCTAGTGTCTGTGACCTGACGCGTGACGTACAGGCGGAAATCAATGACGTTACAAACCAACGAATGGACAACGTCAAGCTAGTACTTAATAAGCGGTATTTTGCTAAACGTGGCGCAATGGTAGATCTTAGATCACTTACACGCAATGTGTCCGGGTCAGTTACACTAATGAATGATCCTCAGACTGACGTGCATGTACAGAACACTCCAGATGTTACTAGTTCTTCCTTTAGCGAGCAAGACAGATTAAACCTTGATTTTGATGATCTAGCAGGAACATTCTCTGGATCTAGTGTCCAGGCCAACAGAAGCTTGAACGAGACAGTGGGTGGAATGAACCTTATGAGTCAGCAAGCAAACCAGCTTGGTGAGTACCAATTAAGAACATTCGTAGAGACATGGGTAGAGCCAGTGCTAAAGCAGCTAGTTAACCTGGAGCTTAAATACGAAACAGACACTACCATACTTAACGTAGCAGGTAAGCAGTCAGAGACATTTATAGAGAACAAGCTGAATGAAGTGACTGACGATATGCTAACTGGCGACATGATCGTAACAGTTAACGTTGGTACAGGAGCGAGTAACCCTCAAACACAGGTTGAACGTTTCTTCTATGGACTGAACTCATTAGCAGGCGTACTTGGTGAAGAGTTTATACAAAGTATTGATACTGAGGAAGTTATAGCGGAAGTCTTCGGTAAGCTAGGATATAAGGACGGACAGCGCTTCTTTAAGCAAGAAGAAGAAGGTGTTGATCCTAAGGTCGCAGAACTAGAGCAGATGGTTCAGCAGCTACAGCAGGAACTACAACAGAAGAGAGATCCTGAAGAGCAAGCGGCTAAGATACGTAAACTAGATGCGGACACAGAGTACCGTAAAGCGGAAACAGTTAATAAGAGCGTTGAAGCAACATTCAGTGCAATGAGTAGTGCAGAGAAGATAGCAATGCAACCTCAAATTGTACCGATTGCTGACGACCTATTGTCAAGTTCTAATTATGAAGATCATAATGGGGCTCCAATAGCGAATGCTCCATTATCAGCCACAGCGGCGTATGAGCCTCAAGAACTAAATAACAACCCTATCACCCCACTTAATCCAGATCGTGGCTTACAGGAAGGTATGATGGCCGTAGAGGATGACATTTAATGTCTGATGGAGGCAAGGGAAGTACACAACGACCTACTGACCAGGATAAGTACAATGACGCCTGGGAACGTATATGGGGAAAGAATAAGAAAGAGGACAATAAATGACAGACTTATTAGCAGAAGCGCAATTAGGCGTGGAAGCAGAGCTATTTAAGGTATCAGCTTTAGGCCGGTACATGAATGACAACGCAGTTAGTGAGATTATCGAGGCTAGCAATGAGCTATGCACCGTTGATCCAACTGACACTAAGTTAATTACTTCACTCCAGAACAAGGTTTACCGTGCTAATTCTTTCCTGATGTGGATTGAGTCAGCCATAGAGAGCGGCAACTTTGCAGTGGACACAGTAAGAGACGAACACAATTTTTAGATAACAACAAAGGAAATAGATTATGACTGACGAAACCATCGTATCAGACGTTTCAGACGAAGTATCAGAAGAACTTGTAGAAGAAGCAGTAGAAACAGTAGAAGAAACCGAACAACCTAGAGATCATAGACAGGATGCCATCGAAGCACTTGTCAATGGTCGTATAGACGAACTAAAGGAAGAGGTCGGAGAAGTAGCCTCTAAAGATGTAGAGGAAATAGAACAGGAAGAAGTTAAAGAGGATGCGGCTGAAGAGCCTACAGAATCGGAGACTGAGCCTGAACCAGAAAAAGAACAGGAAGTTATTGTTAAGATCGATGGAGAGGAGATATCGTTACCCTTATCAAAGCTAGTTAAGGGCTACCAGAAAGAAGCGTCGGGTGACAGGAAGTTAAAACAGGCTGCGGATGAACGCCTTGAGATAGACCGACTACGAGCAGAAATGTTCAAAGCACCACCAGCGGAAGCTACACCAGTAGAACCCAAGCAAGAAGAGCAACAGCTACCTGATGAAGGCGCTGAAGCAAGTCTAGCGGAAAAAATTAGAGATTTGTATGATGATATCTCTGTTGGTTCTGATAGTGAAGTGATCGCAGCAAATAAAGAGTTACAATCTCTGCTAAGCGGACGCGGAACAGATGCTCCCGCCATCCAAACTGAAGACATAGTGTCACAAGCAGCACAGCAAGTACATTTAAAAATGGAGTATGACCTCGCGCACACTCAATTTGCTGATGAGTATCAAGATATCGTAAATGATCCCACGCTACTTAATATGGCGACAAACGTACTAAATGAGCAGATACCTAACTCAAGAACGTACAGTGAAGCATTTAAGAAGGCAGGTGATCAAATACGTGAATGGAAGAACGGACTAACGGCTAAGCAGGACGTGAGCGAAGATAAGCTGGAGTTGAAGCGGCAGTTACAGAAAGAACCTGTACGAGCTTCAGGACGAGCGGAACGAGCACCACGTAAGACTGAGTCTGTGTCTGATATAATAAATAGCATGCGGTCGAGTCGCGGACAGTGACATCCGGATGCAAACTCGCGCAATATAGCGCAAAAACCTTAGCGGAGAAATAAGATGGCTGGTCAAGTATGGGGAACCAATTCACTTGGTGGATATATGTACAGTTTAAACCTTTCTAAAGAGTTGCGCCAGGCAGTGCAACCTATGGTAAAGTTTAGACAGTTTTGCGACGTAAAAGACGCGACACAACAAGGTAAAAAGAAAGGCGATACATTTAACTGGAACGTATACTCTGATGTTGATACACAGGGTGCAGCGTTAACAGAGAACGTAAGTATGCCTGAGACTAACTTTAACATCACACAGGGAAGCTTAACTATTACTGAATACGGTAACAGTGTTCCTTTTAGTGAGAAGCTAGACAACTTGTCTGAGCATTCAGTTAGAGAAGTAATTAACAAAGTATTAAAGAACGATGCAAAGAAGTTATTCGATATTGCAGCACACGCTCAATTTGATGCAACTCCTTTAACAGTAACTCCAACACTTGGAAACTCTCCAGACTCAGTAACACTTGAGACTGCGGGTCAATCTACTATTATTAACTCTATTGCAATGGGTAAAGACCATGTAAAAGCAATTAGTGACATTATGAAGGAACGTAACATCCCTACATATGCTAATGATGATTACTACTGTATCGCTCACCCTTCAACATTCAGAAGCTTCAAGAACGATCTAGAAACTATTCATCAGTACACTGATCCTGGTTTTCAGAAGATCATGAATGGCGAGATCGGACGTTATGAAGGTATGCGTTTTATCGAGCAAACAAACATTGCGAAAGAGGCATGGACTGGTGGTTTATCTAACCAGGCATACTTCTTTGGTGAAGATACTGTTGCTGAAGCAATAGCATGTCCTGAAGAAGTTCGTGGTAAAATACCTACTGATTACGGTCGCTCTAAAGGTATCGCATGGTACTACTTAGGTGGATTTGGATTAGTACACGCTGATGCTGCTCAAGCACGTATCGTAAAATGGGATAGCTTATCTTGATCTAACCCCTAACAATTAGAGGGCGTAACAGCCCTCTTCTTTTACTTAAGGAGTAGAAAATGGCGAAATATCATTTAGATAACGCGTACGGTACGACCTTACCAGATGTCGAGAGAGGACACTCAAATGAGAGTGTTGCTAAAGAATCAGAGCTTGACACATGGTATAAGGCTGAGAAAAATGAAATTGACTACGAGAACACAGGTTTCGTAGGTCGAGCAACAGGAGATGAACGATGAGTACTGAAGCAAGATATGTACCTACTGGTGAGCTACAGGGTGATGATCGCCCAATAACTGACCACGGTAACTCTAAGTCTGGTAATATGAATGGCTCTCTAGGGAAAGCTAGCAAATCAGATTTGGATAAAGGGTTCCATGCTGAAGGTAAGCTAGGGGATACAGGATCTGACGAGGGGTTCGCATAATGTTAGATAAAAACAAACCATTCGGGGAAGTGTACGGACAGTCCGAAACAGCCTTTGAGCAAGATGGTGTGTTGTTTAATCTGCAAGGCGAAGAGCTTAATGCTCCGAAGAAAGAAGCCCCAAAAGTGGTGAAGAAGCCTAAGGATGTTGTTGTTAATGAAACACCAGCAAGACGCAAACCAAATAAATCGGTGAAATAAATGTTAGTTGATGAGCTTATTACAGAATGCAGGGTCAGACTTGATGATGCGGTAGCTCCTTACCTACAACCTACTGATGACTTGATAAGATGGATAAACGAGGCACAGCATGAAGCATGTAGACGTGCGAGAATACTATCAGACGCAAGAGCAAAGGTAAATGTTGTAGCAGGACGTGCAACGTATAACAACCCTGGTAAGACAATACAGATAAGACGAGCCAGGCTTCTCCTAGATGAATTGCCTTTGGTGTTCACTGGATCTAGGGATATGGACGAAGATGTGCCAGGATGGGAAAACCATACAGGAACACCTACGGATGTAATTACAGATCTATCTAGTGATAAGTTCACTCTATATCCAATTCCAATTGTATCAGATACGCTGATGATGACTATTATCAAAGAACCTGATGATATCACTGACGAGGACGACACCTTACAAATACCATCAAGGTTTCATTATTCGTTAGTAGACTACGTGCTCTTCAGAGCTTATAGTGTCGCAGAGAAAGATATGGGAGATAAGCAGAAGGCAGCAGACAGTCTTGCATTATTTGAGCAAGAGTTTGGTACCAGGAGCTCAGCTAAAGATGAAGTATTCAATATTAGGCAGATGCCCTATAACAATTCAGATGGTTATTATTAATATATAAGGTGATTAAAATGAAAAAAGGTGATGAGGTTCGTATCATTATGCCTAATCTAGTTGGCGTAGTAACCAAGGTAGAGTGGGACGAGGACGCTGACGAGAAGAGACTGAGAGTAGATTTCTCAGGGTCTGAAGGTACTGTGAGCGAAAAGTGGGTAAGAGAAAGTAACTTGGAGTCAATATCATGATGGGTGATAAACTAAAGGTCAAAGAAAGTCTAGGCTTATCGGTTGGCAAAAAAAATGGGATCAGCGAAAGCTGTGACGCACAAGGTCATTACGGCATAACATGTACTGGTGCTGATGGCGAAGTTAAATGGACTGAGGGAATAGAGAACCTAGTAACAACTGAGGGCAAGAATAAGCTCTTGGATATATTCTTTGAAACTCCTGCTTATACTGCTGCTTGGTACATGGGTCTACAGAACGGTGCTGCTGCTACTGTAGCTAGTACATACGCTGTACCTATAGTAACTGAAGTAACTACCTACGATGAAGTAACTAGACAAGTTGTAGCGTTTAGCGCGGCTACAGCTGGTAGTATATCGACGGCAGCTCCAGTAACATTTTCAATTAACGCAAGTGTCACTATTAACGGTGTAATGCTAGCAACATTCGCAACTAAAGGCGATGTAGCTGAAGTAGGCGCATTCTTGTACTCAGCTGGTGATTTTACTGGTGGAGCAAAGGTTGTTGCCGCTGGTGATACATTAAACGTTACTTATACAGCTAGCCTATAGAGGGTAGGTAGCTCAAGTAGATAGACCGCAGCCAGGGATAGCAAGCGGTCAATCCTACACAGGAGGTATATATGGCAATTACCAGGCTAGTATTAGTAGCATCAATTGCTTCTTCTGTCGCAGCATACTTTATAGGAGCCGGTTACGCGGCACTTTGGTTGCTATGGTATTACAGCGCTAACATTAAAGAATAGCATAATACCTATACTCAAAAACACATACCATACATAAGGTCAAAAAAATGCAAATATTAAGAGCGGACACGATAACAGAAGTTACTATAGGATGTGCAATCTCAGTGGCTGACTCCTTTACCCCTGTGACAACTTTGTCTATAGCAGGAGCAGACGAGGCTGAAATTATTAAGCATGGAGCTACTACAACAACACCAATAACAGGAACATTATCGGCAATTACTGGAGCAGATGGATACTATGCCCTGGACTTATCTGCAACAGATACAGACACTGAGGGTAGGTTTACGATATTGATTAACGATGATAGCCTTATCTTGCCAGTTAAACACCAATTCATGGTGGTAAGCGCTAACGTGTACGACTCATTATACGCACCAGCTACAACAGATTACCTACAGACAGATGCCGTACAGATAAGCAGTGACACACTTGCTGCTGATAACCTAGAGGCAACCTTCGACGGAACGGGGTATGTTGACGCTAAAGCACCAGGCACACAGCACACGTTAGGGATGTTGTCCGTAGGCTCTGCTGGTATCGCAATTAACGCTGCGTCGTTTACTAAGACAGTTGGTGGCGCAGAAACAGGATCAATCGCATCCACTACATCAGCTGATGGTGTATTCCATACAGTGGAAGATCTAGCTGGAAATACTGATATCTACTATGAATTTGTACTACAAGGTGATGAGGTCGCAACGGATCTATACTGGGAAGGGTACGCTAGAAAGAAAGACGATGACTATGGGGTATTCTCATGGGATTGGATCGCTGCCTCATGGGTGCAGCTTGGAGAGATAGAAGGAAAGAATGGTACTGGGATAATGACAGAAACGTTTACTCCAGTCTTGTCGATGACGGGAACAGGGGCTGATCTTGGTAAAGTTCGATTTAGGTTTCAATCAACTAATGGAACAGATTTTGCAACAGACAGAATTTATTGCGAATACACTGTGGTTAGTAGGACAGTAGGGTATTCAAACGGTGCTATCTGGATTGATACGAATGATGGCGCTGCCGGTACAGAGATATACGTTAATGGTGTTGCTGATAACCCTGTTAACACACTTGCTGACGCACTTACTCTAAGTACAAATGGCGGGTTAAAGCACTTTACTGTCACTCCTGGTAGCGTCATAACGTTAACAGCTGGAGTTGCTGGTAAGGTTTTTGATGGAGAAGGGTATCAACTTGCCTTAGCTGGGCAGGATATATCTAATTGTCACGTTTCACACGCACATGCAATCTCTGGCACTGCTACTGCAACTGCTGTATGGATGATTGATCACGGCATATTCATGGACGTTACTATCCCTGCAGGTGGATACATCCACCAAAGCGCTATGAAGGGAGTTGTAACTCTTGGAGAGCCTGGAGCATTCCATTTACACGGATGTTACGCTGATAGTGATTCTGGTATGACTCTTGACTTCGCTGTCGTGGGTAATGTCACTTTGTATATTCATCAGTGGGACGGGAAAATAACTTTCGCTAACATGTCTACCGGTGATAATGTTCATATTGCTGGTGCTGGCCAAATAATAACGACTAATTGTAGTGGAGGACATATCCATGTACAGGGTGAATTTAGATATACTGATGCAGGTGGTAATATAATGCTGCTGCAGTCCGACGCGAAGGATTCACTTGACGATGTACAGACTAAGGTGATTGACGTACAGACTCGTATACCGACAGCTGCTGAACTAACCTATATGGTCGATAACTCAGCAACTGGAACTCCTGTGACATTCACGACAGCAGGGGGCGGCATAACAACAGCTGTATTAAACCTTGTTGATGGGGCAGCGGCTTCAGCGGTTGACGAGCAATATACTGGACGACTACTAGTGTTTACAGATGGAACCTTGAAGGGTGTCGTAACAGATATCACTAGCTATACTGGCGGCACTACAACAGCAACCATAACAGGAATACCGACCGCGCCATTGACATCGCACAACGCAAGGATGATATAACATGGCTCTCTCAGGCTCTCAGAAAACCAGGCTCAGACTGTCTACCTTCGGGGTAGGCATCTCGACCACGTCTGGCATAGATTTTGAGGTTGGCTATGCGGATACTGCTAACGCGTCAGATCTATCGATTAACGCAACGGTAGACTACGTAGTCAGCCTCTTTGATGATCTTACGGCGGGAACATTTGGAATAGACGAAGAATTTTCTGCGGCTCAAGAAGCTAATGCACTAGAGGCTACAGTAGCACTAAGTCAAGACACTGCAGACGTTCACTTACAAGCTAATGCACTAGAGGTTACAATAGCACTAAGTCAAGGCGACGCAGACGCTCAGATCTCATTCGCACCATCATATACAATAGTTTCAACTTTATATCCACAATATTTTTCAGACACAGCGGTGAACTCTGCTGCCACAGGGATAGGTAGCGCAACAGTTACTACTGTAGCAATTAGAGATTCATTTAGCGAGATAGTTATAGATGGTAGTGTAACGGGTATTAGTAGCGTTATTGTAACGCCACCACATGATTCAAGTAATCATCCAGATCCAGTTGTGACAGCCGGGGTAACAGGTATTGATAGCGCTGTAGTGACTACCATAGTAATTAGAGACTCATTTAGCGAGCCTGCTCCTACTGGTAGTGTAACAGGTATTGATAGCGC